CAGAAAGCGCATGTTGTATCGGTCAAAGTTGATGAACTGGACGTCGCACCTGTCGAAAACCGTCCGAAGGTACTCAGCGACAAATCGTACTCAATCGCACGGCCAGGGCAGGTTTCGAGAAACCCATCCCGCGCCCACTGGTCATACGGAACCCGGTCATTTCGGGATTTCTCCGTCAGCCCTCTTCGGGCAGCCAGAACGTAGATTCCACGTCGCCGTCTTCACTCACCAGCTCCAACGCGGTCAAGTCACTCACCGCCGAGAGATCGAGCCCGCCATAAACGCGCCGACCATCGAGTGAAGATGGTTTCGCGCCGTTTTCAGCCCAGATCGTCCGGTTTACAAACGGGCTGCGGGCCTCTACGCGCTGATTCAGGATCAGATTTCGGTAAGCAGGCTCCCGGCTGGGTAGACGCTTGGCGTCCGATGCCTGGCGGAACACCTCTTCCTTGTTCATGAAGTCGTCGAAATGCGGGTTGGCCGCCCGGATGGCCTCTTCACTGAAGGGGTCCATGTCCATCGGCGCGGTGCAAATCTCGACCTTGTTGCGCGGATCGGCGCCGGACAGTGCGTCATCGATCAGCAAGCTGAGCAAATCGGCATCCGTTGGCGCCTGGGTGCTGATGATGATCGACAGCGGTTGCTCTTGCGCGGCGCTGGCAGTCTCAAGCGCTTCATAAAGCTGGGAGCGCGGGCCGACCACCTGACCCAATTCATCGTGAATCATCAGTGCCGGGCTCAGACCAAACTTGGTCGCGGCATCTGCGCTCAACGCCTTGTATAGCGTGCCCAACTCACCGCAGAGCAATTCCTTAGCGGTGTCGCGGATATTCACGTACGTGGACAGGTCGGCACTCATCCGAACGACCTTGGCGGCCAGCTCAAACAGAATGGCTGCCTGGTCGCGGGACTGCGCCGCGCTGTAAATCTGTGAGTTGGCCCGCGCCTCGGGGCCGCATAGATGTAGCAGCACGATGAACGCACTCAATGCGGTCTTGGCGTTCTTCCGGGCCATGGACAAAATGAATGTCCGGGTCGGTGAATCGTAGATCCGGATCAGCCAATGCTTCTGTTTGGTGGTCAGCTTGACCTTCTTGCCGACCATCTTCCCTTCGGGAATGCAGCAAAAGTCTTCAATCCACTTAATGTTCCGCTCGCCCCTGGTCAGTCGTTTTCGCCCTGCCATGGTTTACGTCCTTTCGCGGAAGGCACTGCCTTGTCCGCTCGGACCAAGCTTTGCTGTGTGAGGCGCATCGATCTGAGCAGCGCATTCATGGTTCTGGTTTCGCGCTCGACCATGCCGCTCAACTTGTCGTACCGCTTCAGCCCTTCGTCCCCCAGCAGCCAGGCTGGATCGAACGACTCAAGCTGTTGAGCGAGGATGTCTGACTGAACCTTGTGCCGGCAGTACTGAACGAGCAGCGCGGCGTTCTCTGGACCGAACCAGTCGGCAGGCCGGGCATTCACTACGGTGACCCACGTCGCTTTCTGAGCCGGGGTCAAGCCGCCTGGTGGGGCCATCCGTGAATCAACACCGCCCGGTTTGGCCACGTATAGCGAGGCAACTGATTTTTTGCCTCGTTCGGCCATGGTGAATTCCTAAAAAACTACGGATTAATGAAGGGCGTGGGCGGGAGACGATTTCCGGCTCGACGAGTTTTGAAGATTTGCCCTCCCCCCCTGCACTTGAGATTGATTCCCATTTGATACGCATCAACAAAAAGGAATGATTCTCATTAGTTATACCGGGTAACCATCAGCTCCAATAGTCTGCTTGTGCCTGAACCCAAGGTCGGCTGCGGTCTTCTTCTCATGGCATCCGTTGACGCCATTACAAAGAATCTGGCAGTTCGCCTCAGTGTCTTCACCATCCTTGAACAGCGGCACGACGTGATCGAGCTCGAAGCCTCGCGGGAAGGCGGTAAGCCTGCGACACACTGCGCAGCATGGGTCTTTGGTCCAGACGCTCAGGCGACGCTTCTGCAGCGCTCTACCAGTGATGCGCTTGGTGGTGTCGTAATGGCGGGATTTGAACGTGAACGATCTAGTGTCGACACCCATGGCGACTACGCCTCAGCTGCGATCTTGATCATCGCCATGAGCGCACCGATCAACGCCTTGTCGGACTGCTTGGCAATCGCGATCACATAGGCCTCAGCCTTCATGACCTCGGACTGCTCTTCCGGCGTCAGCTCGCTGACCATGCCCTTCATCTGGTAATACTCGGCCTTGTCATTGGATCGGGTCATTGCGACCTCCTGTCGTGATGCCGGCCTTCTTCGCCAGGATCTGTGTGTACAACCCGCCAGCCACGTCGGCACCAATCACCGCGATGACGATGCCCAGACCAGCAGCCAGGTAGAGGTTGCTCCACAGGGCCAGCGCGAGTAGCAGCGTGGCCATGCCCAGCAGACCCGATGCCAAGAAGCGCAGGGCTACTCTCTGCAGGATCTGCCGAAGACTCAGGTCGCTACCCGATGCCCTCAGCATCTCGCCAGAGAGTCCGGCCATGCTCAGCAGCACCAACAGCCAGAAGGGCACATCTGCAAGCGTTTGGTGTTCTGTATTCATCAGTGGTCCTTGTCTGGGCTGCGCCCTTGTTCCCTGGCGGGACTGAGTAATAAGACCGGCGCCCAATGCACTGTCATCCGCTCGGAGCAAGGAGGCAGGCACGGGAGCCGGAAACGAAAAAGGCCCACCGATATGGCGAGCCCTTGAAATAGGTGTGAGGGTCTTTCCCCTCCTGTCCGTGAGCGCTACTCCAGGGTGATGGAGCAAGAGCACGCTGACTGCCGGTGTTTATCGCACCACCGCACTACCGGCTTATCGGTGTCCAGACATCCCCAAGGGGCCACTCTGGCAGTGGTCAATATCAAATCGCAGAAAACAAAAAGCCCAGCTCGGTGGCTGGGCTTTGTGTGTCATCTCTCATAACGCGCAAGATCGACATGATGTGGGTAATTTATGATCATTCCGCCACTACGTCAAGCGGCATCAAGAAAGATTTGTTCTAGATCGAATATCTCGGTGGCCTCGATGACAGCGGCCTCCTCCAGCGTCTCGAGGCGTTTGGCGATGCCGGTCTTCCAGCGACGACGAGTCGACTCAGGCTTGCCTGCCAAATCCCAAGTGTTCATGTCATAGAACTCAGCAGGCAGCACGATCATATCCGTGGATCGCTTCCTATCCTGAACACCGCGCAGCTTGGGGATTGCCCATGCCGTCACTGCCTTATAAGTGAAGAGTTGCGGAGCTGGAGAGATAATTCGCGTAACCAATCGCCCGATCGCACCTACTTTATTGGCCTTGTGCGTCGAGTACTTAGCCACCAGCACATCCCACTGAGCCGGGGCCAGCTCACGGTGCAGCAGCGCATACAGACAGCAGTCATAGTCGAACTTGTCCCGCACCGAGATCCCTGCGCCCTGCCCACCTGAGCGCAACTCGGCATCGATCAGTTTCTGCCAGCTCTGCTTGGTGGAGTTGTCGATGTTGTCTGCCGCAAGCACACGCACCAGGGTGCCCATTACGTCTTTGTAAATACCCATCACTTGATCTCCAACGCTACTGACTGGGTGGACTTCAAAGCCCGCACACCACATCTGGCCAACACCATGTTCTGGCAGGCATGAATAGCGCTGCAGAACTCTTTCTGCTCCATCGGGTGCTCGATGGGCAGCTTCAGGTATTCATTCCAAGCATCCCCCAGCATCTGAGCAACCTTGGCTTCTTGATCAGTCAACTCAGCAGCTGCGGTGGCCATTTTTAATCCTCGCCTATGGTTGTTTTCTGAATAGCGCTGCAAGCCACGCCGTTAGCGGCCTCCAGCGTATTGCCGGATTCTCCGAATCTAACGCCCGTCTGCCCGTGGATCAGACTGAAGCCCTTCTGGTCTAGATGGGCGTGCCACTTCTCCAGCGCGTCACGCTTGCGGCCCATCACGTCCGACTGGATGTACACCTTCACGTTGTGGCCCATCGCGTGATTGATCAGCAGCTCACCAATCAGGTGGTCGATGCCGAGGACTGCCCAGCCCGTGCGAG